TAACTATCAAAGACTAATAGATGATGGACATACACCTTTCTCTGATTGGTTTGAGACTATGTGTAAAAAACTTAAGTACGATAGACGTAAAATCTCACAAGAGTTAGAATGTGCATTTTTAGGGTCGGGAGACAATGTAATACCAGGAGACACTATAGAAACTATAGAAAAAGAAGTGAGAGAACCACAAGAAAAATGGATTGGTAACGATTTATGGATTTGGAAAGAACCTATTGAAGGGCATAAGTATATCATGGGTATTGATGTATCTAGGGGAGATAGTGAGGATTCTACTGGTTTTACAATTATTGATTTTGACACTAGAGAACAAGTGTTAGAATATTTAGGTAAAACACCACCAGATATTGCTGCTGAATTAGCTATTAAGTGGGCAAAAAAATATACTTGTTTCGTAGTTGTGGATATTACTGGTGGTATGGGTGTATCAACATCTAGAAAATTATTAGAGTTAGGACACAAAGACTTTTTCTATGATGGTGTGGACCACGGAGATATGTGGAAATTTAATCCAAGAAATAGTGATAAGACACCAGGGATTAACTTTAACAATAAGAGAGCTCAGATAGTACAAGCTTTAGAAGAACAATTACGTACAGGATTTAAAATACGTTCTACTAGACTAATTAATGAGTTAAGAACATTTGTTTATATAAATGGAAGACCAGACCATATGAGTGGTCATCACGATGACCTTATTATGGCTATAGCAATGGCTTTATATGTTGCACAAAATTCATTTAGTAATTTAAGAAAAAACGCCAATCAAGCAAAAGCCATGTTAGATAGTTGGGTTGTTAGGGATAATCCAAGAGATGGTGATGAGAAGAAAGAAATGTTCAATCAGAATCCAGGTAGAATGTATGAACTAGGAACTAGTGGGGTCATACCACAGAACCCTAATAACCCTAATAATCAAAACGACATTATGAGAGAAAATATGTGGTTATTTGGAGGATTAAAACGATAATATAATGGCATTACCAGGATACCCAGGAAAAAAAAGATACGGTTACCACCCACCAGGAAGGAGAAGAAAGTCCGGAAAATTACTAAGGAGAGCCTTATACCAGACGGTGTACTCTTGGTCACCATTCGAACCCGACTTGTGGAAGAATATCGACCCTATCGACCCAATAGTTGACGAATGCTGTTTACATGTCTGTGATGAAACGATTGACCCATGTGTGACTTATGTTTATGGTGGAAAGGTGCTAGACATAAATGGATGTATAATAGACCCAGTAGGGGGAGCATATGTAGAGTGCGATTATGTTGAATAGTAGTTTACAAAAAGACAAAAATTAATTAAGTTTAAGACATGGCAGAAAAATACACAATTTATCAAAGATTAGGCGGTTTATTCGGAACCGGAGGAGGACCTAAAGAACCAACAGGTGTACCACCTACATACAATTTTAATTCACAAGAATTATTAAGAACTACTAACAAACAAGATTATGATACCGCTAAGTTAGCTTCACAACAGGCAGCGTACATGAACAACCAATGGAAAAAGGTTGAGTCTCAGTTATATACACAAGCTGTATATTACGAACCTACAAGATTAGCAGCTTACTATGATTATGAATCTATGGAGTTTACTCCGGAGATATCAGCAGCTCTAGATATCTATGCTGAAGAATCTACAACGATTTCTGAAAAAGGATTTATGTTGAATGTTTATTCCGAGTCAAATAGAGTTAAAACTATATTGACAGATTTATTTAATAATATAATGGATATCCACACAAATTTACCGATGTGGACCAGAAATATGTGTAAATATGGTGATAATTTTGTTCACCTAAAAATTGACCCAAAGAAAGGTATTGTTGGTGTAAATCAATTACCTAATATGGAAATAGACCGTGTTGAACACGGGATGTCTTTAACTAGACCTGAAGATGTGGACGAAGATAAAGGAGTTAAATTCGCTTGGAAAAACAAAGAGATTGAATTCAATACTTGGGAAATGGCCCATTTTAGACTATTATCTGACGATAGAAGATTACCTTACGGAACATCAATGTTAGAAAAGGCTAGAAGAGTATGGAAACAATTATTATTGTCTGAAGACGCTATGTTAATATATAGAACATCTAGAGCACCAGAACGTAGGGTGTTTAAAGTTTATGTAGGTAATATGGACGATAAGGATGTAGAAGCTTATGTGCAGAGAATCGCTAATAACTTTAAACGTGACCAGGTTGTAGATAACAAAACAGGTAATGTTGATTTAAGGTATAATCAGATGGCTGTTGACCAAGATTTTTTCATACCAGTAAGAGACCCGAATTCACCTAACCCTATTGACACATTACCAGGAGCACAGAATCTTAGTGAGATTGCCGATATAGAGTATATCCAAAAAAAGTTATTTGCTGCATTAAGAATACCTAAAGCTTTTCTTGGATTTGAGGACGTTGTCGGTGAAGGTAAAAATTTAGCTTTACAAGATATTAGATTTGCTAGAACAATTAATAGAATTCAGAAAGCTATGGTTCAGGAATTAAATAAAATAGCTATTATTCATTTGTACGTATTAGGATTTGAAGATGAGTTGGATAACTTTACACTAGGTTTAGCTAATCCATCAACACAAGCTGAATTACTTAAGATTGAACAGTGGAAAGAAAAAGTTACTTTATATAGAGACGCTACAACTGACCCAGGAAGTGGTATATTGCCAGTTTCATCTACATGGGCTAAGAAGAATATTCTTGGTTTCTCTGATGAAGAAATTAAATTGGACTTACAACAACAAAGAATGGAGAAGGCTATAGGTGAGGAACTTAATAATACAGCTACAATAATTAAGAAAACTGGAATATTTGCCAATATAGATAAGTTATATGGTGAAATGGCATCAGATGATGAAACTGGTGAAGCAGGTGGAGCTGGTGAGGTTGGTGGTGATATGGATGCTGGTGAGATGGATTCTGGTGCAGAAGTAGGAGGAGGGCCTCCTGCCGATACTGCTGGTGCTGAAGATTTAGAACTATCTGATATAGGAGAATCAGATTTGCCATTAATATTGGAGAGAAAAAATAACAATAATAGACTACAATTAGATAAGAGTAGTTCGGGTCTTAACAAGGTTACTGAAAAATTAGATAGTTTATTGAAAGAGTAGATATTTATAGATAAATAAATTACTATGTTCGGAAAATACAAACAAACTATATTCAACACCTTATCAAACTCGTACTCGAATAAAAAATTATTTAAGAAGTCATTTAATAAGACGATGGACGGTCTTAAAGAAGACAAAGTACTTAGAGAATTTTTTGTTGGCTACGGTAATATTGAGGGTAAGAATTTCACAGACAAGACTAAAGCTGCGAAATACCTAGATGAAATTGTCACTGTTCTTAAAGATAAAAAATCACAACTTAATTTTCAAAATTTAAAGGAATCAACAAATAACATTTATAATGATTTAGATACTTTAATTTTTAAATCTAGTGTAGGTAACATCGATGATGTTATTGGCGCTAAGGAGTCTTTAATTGAACACATGACTAGAAAGGTAAAAGATTCCACAATTGATAAAGCGGTGTCCTCAACAATATTTAGTCATATCGCAACTAAAAAATATAACGAAAAGTATTCTACTTTATCTGAGGAAGATAGAACTAAACTAAAACAATTCTTATCTATGAATAAATCGGAGATTAAGGAATATACTGATAATTTAAAAGAAGAAACTCTAATAAAATTAAATACAATTAAAGAAGATACTGACAAAATAGACATGAAAGAAAAAATTCAGAATGTTATGGAGGGTGTTACAAAATCAGGGTCTGATTTATTATCTATCGTTAAGATGGAGAATCTAAATAAATCGTTAATCAAATAAAACTATGAAAGGAGGATTTTTAAAAAACATGTTAAGCAGTGGAAGTAAAGTATCAAGTAAAAGAGTTGTTACATTTATATGTCTGTTATTTATGTTAATTGGTTATACATCAAATTTATTTTGGGATTTTACAGTAGACCCGAATTTATTCCAATCCCTACAGTGGATTGTAATGGCGGGATTAGGATTTACCGCATCTGAAAATTTTGGTAAAACACCACCAGAACCACCTGCAGAAGAACCTACATCACCTTCACATACTACAGTGACTCATGAATATGATTACGATGAGGCTAATCCAGAAACACACTAAACTATTAAACCCACCTACACGGTGGGTTTTTTGTTAATATCTTTGACTAGACCGGATATCTTTAGTATCTTTTCAGTATGAAGAATGGGAAAAAAATTAAATTAGATTTAAGCAAGGTATACAAAACAAATTATGGAACTGTGGATAATAAGAATTTTAAATCCACATATCTAACTGTCTCCTGTTGGGCAGAACCAAATAAAGAAGAAGAGTCTTGGGAACGAGTCATTAAATCATTACGTAGAGATATTAAGTCACAACTGTATAACACGGTAGACATAGATATTTTCAAAGAAGAGAAATCAATAATAGACTTAGATATTAGGTCAAGTGGTATTAGAACTGGTAAAAGGAGTTATCTTAATTGTGAGATGACATTATTTGTAAAATCAAATATAGAATTTAAATCAGAAAAGATTAATTATTCTGTAACCGGAATATTAAATGGATTAATAGAAAACGTCTTCGAAACCAACAAATACTTTAGATTCCACAAAACTAAATCATAAGATAGAATTTAACCATTGTAATAGTATTTATATTAAAAGACTATTATGAAATTATTAAAACCAAATGAGATAGGTAAAGGTATATTGATTGAACATGACGCGGGACATATCTCACCATCTGACAATAGACATATCATAAAGGAAATTAAGGAAAACAGCAAGGATACACCAATAATGATGTACGCTGTTCTTCAGAAAGCCGGAGTAGAAAATAGAAACGGTAGGGTATACCCAAAAGAAATCTTAGAAAGAGAAGTAAACAAATACCAAACACTTATAGAACAAGGAAGAGCACTTTCCGAATTAAATCACCCAGAATCATCTTTAGTTGACCTAGAAAGAAGTTCCCATAGAGTTGTTAAAACTTTTTGGGAAGGAGACGTCTTAATGGGAGAACTAGAAATCTTAACATCACCAGCATACCAATCTACTGGTATTATATCTTGTGTTGGTGACATAGCAGCTAACTTACTTAGACACGGAGTTACTTTAGGTATATCATCTAGAGGAGTCGGGTCAATTAAATCAAAGGGAAACCAAAATATCGTACAAGAAGACTTTGAATTAATTTGTTTTGATTTGGTATCTTCACCATCCACACCAGGTGCTTATTTATTTAATAATGTAGAGGACCGTGAAAAATATGACGAAACTTTAGGTGAAGAAAAAGAAGGTACTATGTCAATAGATACTTCAGCTGGTAACGATTCACTTAACTTAATGAAAAAATTAGACAGTTACTTAGGGGAGTTATAAAACTTTTCTATGGTATTAATATCTATAGGACGTATTTTCTTCTACTCCTACATATTTATATGTAAATAAACTAGTTTAAATAAAAATTTATAAATGACTAAAAAATCTATTTTAGAAGAAGCTCTTCTCGAAGCTCAGGCTTTAGAGGAGGCTGTTAAAACCAACGCAAAAGAAATACTTGCTTCTACTATGAAGCAAGAAATTGAGGAATTAGTAAAAGAATCTCTTAACGAACAAGAGATTGAATTTGATGCAGAGGAAGAAGATGAGGTAATGGATGATGAAATGGTAGACGTAGATGACGATGAGGAATCTGACGTTGAATTTGATTTGACCGCTTTACCTGAACCAGAACAAGGTAGCATAGACTACGATGAAGAACCTCTAGACTTAAGAGACGCATCTGATGATGAAATCCTAAAAGTTTTTAAACTTATGGGAGATTCTGATGGTGTAATCGTTACTCAAGACGACGACGTTATTGACATAGTTGATGACAAAGCTGGCGTAGAGTATAAAGTCGAATTAGGAGAATCTACTCTTGAAGACGAAATCTTAGAATCATTGAAGGATACTGCAAATGAAGAAACAGTATTTGAAATTGAAATTAATGAGGACGCCCTAGATGGAATGGACGAAGACCCTAAAGCAACTGACGGACCAGTCAAAGTCGATGAAGACGAAGACGAAGCTAAGGAAGAAGAAGCTCACGAAGCATCCAGAACATTAGGGATGGGTGATGAGAAAAAAGGTGGACTTCCGAAAATTAGAGGTAGTAAACCTTCAGCTGTTAAAGAGTCAAGACGCAAACCAGTAACATCAAGAAGAACTGTGAGTATTCAAAAGAAATATAATCAGTTAGTAGAACACTCTAAAAACCAAAATGAACTAGTTGAAAAACTAATGATTGAGAACAAAAACATGAAGTCAAAAGTTTCTGAATATAAAAACGCCCTAGGTGATTTTAGAACTAAGATTAATGAAGTTGCAGTTTTCAACAGAAATTTGGCTTACGCAACAAAACTTTTTACTGAACATTCTACTTCAAAAGAAGAGAAAATTAATATCATGAGAAGATTCGATTCTGTCGAAACTTTAAATGAAGGTAAAAATCTTTATGATACGATTACAACTGAATTAGTTAAAACACCTGTTAAATCAGAGAACACTAAAACAATTAATGAATCTATCGCAAAGAAAATAACAAAGACACCAAAAACGGGTTCAACTAACTTAATCGAGAACAAGGTTTACGAAAGTCCTCAAATTAGTAGAATCAAAGACATGATGTCTAAGTTATCATAATAAATAACACTCAATTAAAAAATAAATAAAAATGGGAGCATTATTAGAATCAGGTATGGTTGGTAACATAGGTTTAAAACACTTAAAAGTTATCAGAGAAGATACCATCAGCAAATGGGACAAGTTAGGGTTCCTTAACGGACTTAAAGGTCACGGAAGAGAAAACATCGCTCAGTTATATGAAAATCAAGCGACTCACCTAATTAACGAACAAACGAGTTCGAACGCTTCAGGTTCTTTCGAAACTGTAGTATTTCCAATAATTAGAAGAGTATTCTCTAAATTATTGGCAAACGATATCGTTTCTGTACAAGCAATGAACTTACCAATTGGTAAATTGTTCTACTTCGTACCTAAAATTTCAAATAGAAATGCAAATAATCTACATACTCATACAAATCCAGTAGGAAGTGGTTTAGGTAATGACGCAACTACTTACAACAATGTTAATTTATATGACCAATTCTATGAAGATGGACAAGGTCTTTTTGACGCATCTAAAGGAGCGTATTCTGCAATGACACGAAATACTGCTATAGTAGTTTGGGGTCCTGATGGTACACTTGTTAGTGGAAGAACTGATAATGTTCTTTGTTCTGCTGCTACAAGAACTGTACTTTTAGCTATGACTGGCTTTAATAATGCTGGTGCAGGTAAATTGATTGGACCAACAGGTAATGAAATGGACACTGAAGAGTTTTTAGCTTCACTTTCTATTACTTCAAGCAACGCTATTACATGTTGTAACTATGATGTTGGTAATTCTACTACTGTAGTAGCCGCTGCAGGTGGAGCTGTTCCTTATAGACTTGTAACTCAAAAATACGGAAAAGGTATTGTTGAATACGGGTCTCAAACGAGTACACTTACACCGGGTGGTTCATATTTAGACATATGTGACGCAACTGGAACTATGTATATAGAATTAGATATTTCATGTCCAGCATGTATTTCATGTGATTCTGTTGATGGTTATATGGGTTCTACAATACCAGGTGGTACTGTATTTAGAGCAAATTGGAGATGGTATAATGACTTAGAGTTCGAAACTGAATTAGGTGAAGTATCATTTGATTTAGAATCTGTAACAGTTTCTGTAACAGAGAGAAAATTAAGAGCAACTTGGTCTCCGGAATTAGCACAAGACGTTTCTGCATTCCATAATATCGACGCTGAAGCTGAATTGACAGCTTTATTATCTGAAGAGATTGCAGCTGAGATTGACAGAGAAATCCTAAGAGACTTAAGAAATTCAGCTTCTTGGACTTTAAGATGGGACTACAACGGTTGGAAGAGATT